CAGCAGCGGCAGCAGCAGCGGCAGCAGCAGCGGCAGCAGCGGCAGCAGCGGCGGCAGCGGCGGCGGCACCAGCACCAGCACCGGCATCAGCACCAGCACCACCACTTCCGGAAAAAATACTATTACCACAACATGATTCAGGGCCAGCACGTGCCACTAACATTCTCATGTTGATGCTAGGATACATGCTAAATCGTACAAGTCCTGCCTTCATATCTCCTCCAACAGACCCCCCACTCTGGGCCGTGCGATTCATGATGGTGTTTTTGTAAACGTGTGCGCGACTCATTATTATAGTATATGTACCCATAAAAATTGATACACCTACCACCCATATTTGTATCGCACTTAATTCCAGAACTCGTACTTCGTTATGAATATTTCCATTACCAATACCGATACTGATAACCATATGCCATCAAATGAATCAGTATCAGATCAAGTCGATATGAAACAAATCATGAATGATGATGACGTCGCGCGCCAAGGAGACAATCTTATATTCAACCCATACAATCCGCTAAACAAGGAGATCACTCTGAAAGAGGTACAGTCCATTCTCACAGAATATGGCGTACCAGGCATCGTACATAACCTAGATCTGTACAAGCGTGCATTCGTTCATCGCTCCTACACGCGCCGACCACATCTTGATAATGTTGAACACAACGTCGTTATCGTCGACCGACCCGTTGATTGCCTACCACTAAAGACCAAGTCCAACGAACGCCAAGAGTTCCTCGGCGACGGCGTACTCGAACTCATCGCAAAGTATGCTCTATACAAACGGTTCCCCAAGGAGAATGAGGGGTTCATGACCGAGAAAAAAATAGCCATTGTGAAGAACGAAGCCATCGGACGCATCGCATACGAAATGCGCCTCCATAAATGGCTCATCTTGTCGCGAAGCGCAGAGGAAAAGAAAACACGCACCAATCTGAAGAAACTGGGTTGCCTATTTGAATCCTTCCTCGGCGCAATGTTCTTAGACTTTAACAAGATCTCCCTATCCGATGAGAATGGATGGTTCCAGAACGTATTCACTACAGGCCCAGGCTTTCAGATGGCTCAGAAGTTCATAGAGACTGTGTTTGAGCGACACATTGACTGGGTCGAGCTTATTAAGAACGATGACAACTACAAGAACATTCTACAAGTGAAAATCCAGAAGGAATTCAAAGTCACTCCACACTATGTGGAGCTGAACGTGACCGAAGAGGAGGGGTATCGCATGGGAGTGTTCCTGTGTGTGGGCGACCACATATACAACATGGACATTAGCACAGCAGAACCGTATGAAGCGTTTGGTAGCTTCGCATCAATCTCCACATATATTAATACTCCTGGACAGAAGAAAGTCCTTGTGTTCCTCGGTGAAGCGACACACAAGATCAAGAAAAAGGCCGAACAACTGGCATGTCAAGAGGTCATTCAGAAAATAGAGGCATAATTTACCACAACATAACATGTATATATTTGTATTTTTTATTGATATTCTCATTAGTTCAATGTTTCAGTGTTAGGGCGGTACGCACAGCAAAACATTATATCTGCAAAGTGTATAGCAAGTAGTGTAGGATTAACGACGCGATGTCCCTAAATAAAATAAAAGAACGATTAAGAGTGAAACCAGTGCTTGTCACAAAAACACAACGCCCACGAGTTGTCGTGGGTGTTCCTGTGACCATTGCCTACTCGCAAACAGGAACTGCTATCACACTACAAACCGAAGGCGCAATAGAGCGCATAGATATTGACAGAGACGAACTCATGGATAAGCTGCGACGCGCAGGCATCGTTCGTGTCTTCCAACAGAACGACCTACCTGACAGGACGCGTGCAGCCGTACCAGAATCGGTTGGGCTCCCCAACGATAGCGCAAAGAAAAAGGGAACCAAACTTAAGGTCAAACTAAAGAGTGTGTCACGATTAGAAGAGGAAGGAGAGTCCGGGCAAGTCTCTGAGCTATATGACAACAACAAGCGAAGTACCGCCAAACCGAAACGCGGATTCGCAGAGATCGCCAGGGAGGAGTGGGCGGACGCAGGCAAGACCGCGATCACCAAGGCACCACCGCTAAAAACCGACACACATGAGGTACGCGTACCTGGCTACTACATGAACAATCGCACCAAGTTCGTAAACTTTATTAACTCATACTTCTCAGAGTATCGTGACGATGTTCTAAATGAAGCACTTACAATTAGCTGCGACGACATGGAAGGTAAGGGTAAGGATGATGCGGAGTTTAAACTACTTATTCATCAAAAGGTGGTACGCGACTACCTCAACTTGCACACACCTTATCGCGGCCTACTACTGTTCCACGGCCTGGGATCAGGTAAGACATGTTCGTCCATCGCCATTGCTGAAGGAATGAAGAGCACGAAGAGAGTTATCGTGATGACCCCAGCATCCTTGCAGCGTAACTACATTGAGGAAATCAAGAAGTGTGGTGACGTACTATTCAAGCGTGAGCAGCACTGGGAATGGGTCCCGCTCAATAAAGCCAATACAGAGATGATCGATGAACGATCGCCGTCACTCGGTATTTCAAAGGCTTACATTAAGAAACGCAAGGGTGTGTGGCTCGTCGACCCAGCTAAACCATCCAATCTTGATACACTCGCACCCAAACAGGTAATGGCTCTGGACGAACAGATAGATGAGATGATTCGGGCCAAGTATCGGTTCATCAACTACAATGGTCTTCGCCGCGAGAAGCTGCGCGCCATGACAAACGACTACGATGTCAATATCTTCAGCAACTCTGTGGTCATCATAGATGAGGCACATAATTTCATCAGTCGTATCACCAACAAGCTGAAGAAGGAGAAGAGTGTGGTACATGACAGTGATGGTAAGGTGGAGAAGCAACCCATTGCTCTAGCGCTCGTCATGTACGAGATGTTGTTGGCAGCAGAAGACGTACGCATAGTGATGCTGACAGGAACACCCATGATCAACTACCCTAACGAACTTGGTATCCTATTTAACATTTTGCGAGGCTACATCAAGACATGGAACTTCCAGTTACAACCGACACAGGGATACAAGACCACCAACGATAAGATCGAATCACTCTTCGCCAACGAGAAACANATGGANTACTTTGAGTTCAGTAAGAACAATGTGCTTACGGTAACACGTAACCCTTTTGGATTCATCGCGGCTTCCTCTAATTCTGGCACAAAAGGCACGCAAAAGAAGAGCGTGCAGGCCGACACCGACCAACCACCACTCTCCGACACTGACTTCCGTAACCGCACACTACGCATCCTGGAACAGGGTGATATACCAGTGAACCGCGGAAAGACCGAGGTACAGCTGTACAAGACATTACCCGATGACACAGCCACTTTCAATGATACCTTCCTGGGCGAGAACAACCAGGTGAAAAACGTTGATCTGTTCAAGAAACGTATTTTGGGACTCACATCATACTTCCGCAGCGCACAGGAGGGACTCATGCCCAGATACAACCCCCTCACTGACTACGTAGTGATCAAGATTCCCATGAGCGACTACCAACTCGGTCTATATGAATCCGTGCGCTCCGCCGAACGCAAGGAAGACAGCAAGAAACGCACCAAACAACCCAAGAAGGACAAAGACGGACTCTTCGAAGAACCGTCATCCACTTACCGTATCTTCTCACGTCTATACTGCAACTTTGTCATGCCACTACCACCAGGTCGCCCTTTGCCACGCGACAACCAGTTAGAAGACTCATACAAGAAGACGTTGAATGAAGGCGACAAAAAGGGATCTAATGAGCTTGAGGGAGCAGAAGGAGGTGAAGAGGAGGAGGGTGACGAGATCATGGAGAAGAACGCCGACGCAACCTACCAGGAACGCATCGTGAGCGCACTCGCACACCTACGCGATCACGGACGCGAGGTGTTCTCACCTGCGGGACTTGAAAAGTACTCGCCCAAGTTCATGCACATGTATGATAATATTGCCGACCCAGACCATACAGGCCTACATCTGGTCTACAGTCAGTTTCGCACGCTCGAAGGTATCGGTATATTCAAACTGCTACTGGATCACAGAGGATACACACAATTCAAGATCAAGAAGGGAATGGATGGCGTATGGACATTGAACATCGCCGACGAAGACAGAGGAAAACCCACATATGCGCTATACACAGGTACCGAGAGCTCCGAAGAGAAGGAAATGATACGTAATATCTACAACAGTGACTGGAACCCCAATCTACCCATCACGCAAACACTGCGCGATATCGCCAATAACAATCATCTGGGTGAAATCATCAAAGTACTCATGATCACGGCGTCGGGATCAGAGGGTATTAATCTGCGCAGCACACGGTTCGTACATATTATGGAACCCTACTGGCATCCCACACGTAAGGATCAGGTGATTGGACGTGCGCGACGTATATGTAGTCATAAGGCGTTACCAGAAGACATGCAGGACATACGAGTGTTCGTGTATCTGATGACCCTCACTGACGAACAGATAAATACATTGGTTACCAAGGACATGAAGCTACACGATAAGAGCAAACTCAAGTACAAAATTGGACCCGAGAGAGAAGAGACTGACTACCGCGTGGTCACCAGTGACGAGGCGCTCTTTGAGATATCCACCATCAAGGAAGGGATCATCACGGGGCTCACGAAACTTATCAAGGAAGCATCCATTGACTGTGCCACGTACGCCAAGCGCGGCAACGCGGAACAGGTACAATGTGTACAGTATGGCGAACCGCGTGACATTGATATGACATATGTTCCTGACATCACTAAGCAACCTAACGACACTGTACAGCACCAGAACGAAGTGACGATCAAGTGGCGAGGCAGTCCATATGAGTTCAGAGGCAAACAGTACATATACAGACAGATGGACAAACATACAGCGAACCTATATGACGTGGAGAGCTACTACAAAGCCTTAGACGGAAACGGTGCCGAGCCACAACTCATGGCGGTGGAAGAAAAGCGAGGAGACAAGTTCATTGTAAGGGAAGTGGTATAAGATTGTTGATATTTTACATTTGATATTTATCGTACTGCGATAAAATATCAAATACACACGGCTAAGATTATATTGATGGAACGACGTTGCCGCTCGCGTCAACTGCGACACTCACATTATTGAAAATAGCACCAGCACCAGCACCAGCACCAGCACCAGCACCAGCACCAACATGTGTAGTAACGGCTTGTTCTAATGCATCTGACAACATGC